TAACGAACTTGGTAGTGGTGCTAAAACAAGACATGGTACTATTGATTTTGTAATACTAGGTTTTGTTAAAGGTGCAGAAGCTAATATAGATACTAAAAGAAATGAATTAATAACAGCTATTGAAACTGCAATAGAAACTGATATTACTAGAAATGGCAATGCACTTGATTCGGAAGTCGTACAAGTAGAAACTGATGAGGGTTCTTTATTCCCTGTTGGTGGAATAAGAATGACAATCAGGTGTATGTATGAATATCAAGCTGGAACACCATAAGGAGATAAACAATGAGTCAATTAGATAAATTATTAGATAAAATTAATAAGAAAGTAGATCAAGTAGAAAAACTGCACGACAAAGAATCATTACTTTGTGAAGAAGTTAAAGATTTAATCGAAGAAATTAGAGAAAACCATGTAGAGGAAGATCATACTTGGCAAGAAGATGATGATAATTTAGAAGAAGATTTTGACGAGGAAGATGACGAAGATATTGACGAAGAAGAAGATAAATAGTAAAAGGACTTATGGCTAAAGACATTAAATTATATAAAGGTAATTCAGAGGTTACGATCAATGAAACAAACCTTGAACATTTTTTAAGTTTAGGCTATAAGCAAGAAAAAGAAACTAAACAAACTAAATCTAACAAGGATAAAAAGACATGGCAACACATCACGGAAAAGAAGGAGTTGTAACAGCTGATGGAACTGCTGTTGGGGAACTAACATCATTCACATTAGAAACAACTGGAGATGTAGTAGAGGACACAGCTTTAACAGATGCAACTAAATCTTTTGTTGCTGGTAGAACATCATTCTCTGGTACTTTAGAAATGCACTTTGACGAAACTGATACACCTCAAACAACTTTATTAGCTGGTTCTTCAATCGCTTTTATTTTATTACCTGAGGGTAATGCAAGTGGCGACAGAAGTTTTGCTGGTTCAGGAATTGTTACAGGAATGTCTGTAAATAACTCAATGGACGCAATCGTTTCAAGAACTGTTACTTTTCAAGGCACAGGTGCTTTAACAATAGGAACTGTATAATCTAATTTATGTCAGTTATTGATAGAGTTAAATCTCATTTTGAAACTCTTAAAACTATCACTATTGAGGTAGAGCAATGGAAAGACGAGCATGGAAATGCTAGTGTATTCTATTCAGAGCCATTAACCCTTGAAGAAAAAAACATTATCTTTAAGAAGTCTAGTAATTTTCAAGACTTAACAGTTCTTGTTGATTTACTTATAATGAAATTGTTAGTTAAAAATGATAAAGGCGATATGATTAAAGCCTTTAGTCCAGAAGATAAATTTGCACTTAGAAAAAAAGCAGACTCTAATGTTATATCTGATGTTGCCAATAAAATACTTTCAGATACTAATTACGAGGACGCAGAAAAAAAGTAGATAGCGACCCTGATGTCAGGTCGCTTTTAATAATAGCAGAAAGATTGCATCTTACAATCCAACAAGTTCTTGATATGCCAATGAGCCATTATAATCTTTGGTTAGCTTACTTGAAAAAAGAACAAGAACAGTATAAAACGAAACAATCACTAGCAGAAGCAAGGAATTTAAAATAATGGCAAATCAAAGACTTAATATAGACATTGTAGCAAAGGATAAGTCTAAACAGGCTTTGAATGGTGTTCAGAAATCTTTAGGAAGATTAAAAAATTCAGTATTTAATTTAAGAAATGCTTTTCTAGGTTTAGGTGCTGGTCTTGTTGTTAGAAATTTAGTTAATACAGGAAAACAATTAGAGAATTTAAGAACTAGATTAAAGTTCTTACTTAAAGATACAAACGAGGGTGCAAAGGCATTTGATAATATGACCAAGTTTGCATCTAAAGTTCCATTCTCATTAGAACAGATTCAATCAGGTGCTGGTATTCTTGCAACAGTAACAGATAATGCTGATGACTTACAAGAAATGTTAGAGATAACAGGTAATGTTGCAGCAGTTACAGGATTAGATTTTAGAACAGCTTCAGAACAAATACAAAGATCATTTAGTGCTGGTATAGGTGCAGCAGATTTATTTAGAGAAAAAGGTGTTAGAAATATGCTTGGATTCCAAGCTGGTGCAACTGTATCTATTGAAGAAACAGTAAAAAGATTTGAAGAAGTTTTTGGTAAAAATGGAAGATTTGGAAAAGCAACAGATGAATTAGCAAACACATTTGAGGGAACTTTATCAATGATAGGCGATAAAGTATTTAACTTTAAAAAGGTATTATTAGAAGCTGGATTCTTTGAAGAACTTAAAAAACAATTTGGAAGTTTAGATAAATTCTTAGAAGATAATGCAAAAGAACTAGATCAAATAGCAACAACAGTTGGAAAAAACTTAGCGCAAGGAATGATTAAAGTTGTTCAGATAGGTAAAGATTTAATTCCTACATTAGAAAAAATTGGCAAAATTATGAAAAGTATTGCAGATGGTTTTATGTCTTTACCACCTTTCATACAACAGAGTGGAATTATAGGTGCATTTTTATTTGGTAAAAAAGGATTACTTGCATTAGCAAGTGTAAGTTTATTTGTAGATAAAGTGCAAGACTTAATTAAAGAATCAAAAGTTAGAATGGGTATTTTTGATATAGATAACCTTAAAGAAGTTAATCTAGCAGTTAATACAATTAGTAATCAAATAAGTGAATTAGAAACTCAAAAATTAATGCTAGGAGATATTGATACACCTGGCATAGATAAGAGATTAAATAATGCTAGGGCAGAATTAGAAATACTAATGGAAAGACAAAAAGTTCTTCAACATAGTGCAAACATTAGAAAGTTTGAAGCATTTGAACATCAAAAAGAATTACATGCTAATTTAAAAACTCATAAAGAGATAAATGAAGAATTAAAAAAAAGAATGGAAAACACAGTTAGAGAAAATGGTTTAATTACAAATCAAAATCAACATATGCAAACTTTAAGAGAAACAATATTAGAAGTTACCGAAAATTCATTAGAGAACATGAGAATGAAATTTAAAAATATTAACAAAACAATAGCAGAGGGAATCAATGGTGGTATAACTAAATTTTCAAATTCTTTAGCAAGAGCAATTATACTTGGAGAAGATTTAGGTAAATCGTTTAAAAAAATGGCAGCAGATGCACTTGTTCAGACAGTATCACTTTTAATTGAAGCTATTATGAAATTTGCATTATTAAAATTATTAGGTATAGACCTTGAAAAAGGTGCAAGAAATAGATTAAATAGTGCTAAAAAATACACAAAAGAATTACAAAAACAAGTTGCACTTGCAGCTATACTTGCAATTCTAACTGGTGGTGGTTCAATGGCTGGTGGTGGTTTTAACATGGGTAACATTGGTGGTTCTCATGCTCAAGGTGGTGCAGTATCAAAAGGCAGACCAATTTTAGTTGGAGAAAACGGTCCAGAAATTTTCCGTCCTAACTCTACAGGTCAAATAGAACAAAATGCTAGAGGTACAGGAAATAGTGGTGCAGTAAATGTTAATTTTACAATCAATGCAGTTAATGCTGCTGGAATAGATCAGTTATTAATTGAAAGACGTGGAACTATATCAAGAATTATAAATGAATCTGTTAATGAAAGAGGGAGAGGTGCAATAATCTAATGTCAGGTGCTTTTCCAATATCTTCTGCTAAATTTAAAACTTTAGGAATAAAGTCAATTCAAAATACTATTATCTCTAAATCTGTATCTGGTAAGAAACTTGCAAGACAAATAGATAACCAAAGATTTGGATTTACAATTAGAATAGTTACAGGAACTAGATCAGATGTTTATGGAGAGTTAATGGCTTTTATAATGAAACAAAGATCAAGCAAAGAAAACTTTACAATAATCCCACCAGAAATAGAAGATGCTAGAGGTAATGAAACAAACACAGTTTTAGTTAATGGTGTTCACGCAGTTGGAGATACAACAATAGCTATGGACGGACACCACAACGATAACCCACACGCATTTAAAGCTGGAGATTTTATAAAGTTTGCAAGTCATTCAAAAGTTTATATGATTGTAGAAGATGTTCAGGCTTCTAGTAACGCATCAACAGTAACCATTGAGCCACCTTTAATTACAGCACTTGCAGATGATTCAGTAGTTACTTATGATAATGTTCCTTTTACAGTACATTTAACAAATGATATTCAAGAATTTGGTGCAGTAGGAACAGCAAAAGATGGTGCATTTTTATATCAATTTGAATTTGATGTTGAAGAATCCTTATAGATGAAATACAAAGTAAAATATTGGATTAGTGTTGATTTTTTAGCTGAAGAAATAATTGAAGCTGATGATCTTGATGCTCAATCTTTGAATCAAGGTAAGTATAAAGACCCATCTAAAAATGCTATTTATACTGTCAATGATTCAATAAAAATAAACAGACGAACATTTGAGGAACATGACGAGAAGCCTAACGACAGCAACAAAGAACGAACTAGCAACAAATGATTTAAGACCAA